TTGCAATGGGAAAACGAGCCAATCGAAACGATATTTATCGACGATCCCGACGACCCGCGTGTTGCGGCCTATCGCGATATCCGCGAGCGCGATCTGACGGGTCGTCAGGGGCAGTTCATCGCGGAAGGGGAGGTGGTGGTGCGTGGACTGGCGTCGACGGCGTCGCGCTGCCGGCCCCTGTCGCTGCTGCTGGCGGAAAAGCGCGTTGCGGCCTTGGGCGATGTCATTACGTCTCTGCCGCCCGCGACGCCCGTCTATGTCTCAGGCCAGACCGTGCTGGACCGGATCTCGGGTTTCGAGCTGCACCGGGGCATTCTGGCCTTGGGCCAAAAGCCCGAGCGTCTGTCGCTGAACGATGTGCTGGCGGATACCTCTTCGAAGGACGTGTTCGTTGTGGCCAACGGCATCGGCAACCACGACAATGTCGGCGGCCTGTTCAGGAACGCCGCCGCGTTCGGCGCCAAGGCGGTGCTGCTTGACCCGACCTGCTGCGACCCCTTTTACCGCAAGGCGATTCGCGTTTCGGTCGGCGCGGTGCTGCGCACGCCGTTCGTCGTCGCCGGCGCGACAGACATTATCGAAGCCCTGCAGCGAGGCGGCGTCGAGGTCTTGGCGCTGACGCCTTCGGCGACCGAGCGGCTTTCGGACTACAGGCGCGCCGGACCGGCAGCTCTGATGCTGGGGTCGGAAGGGCCGGGGCTGCCCAAGGATCTGATCGATCGTTGCCGGCCGATCGGCATCGCCATGGCGGGCGGGTTCGATTCGCTGAATGTCGCGGCGACGAGTGCGGTCGCGCTTCACCACCTGACGACGACGGCGCTGGCTGAAAGCTGAAAACGCGAAGGCCGCCCCGAGGGGCGGCCTTCGTCCGTATCATCGCGATGGAGGCCTGACCGGGAATCGAACCCGGGTGCAAGGATTTGCAGACCGCGACTTGCGCTGATTTTACAAACGCCAAGCCGCAAACCAATCTCAGTTATCCCCACACGCAGCTTGGACCACAGGTTCGGTTGCAAACCAGCGCGAGGTCGTTTTGGCTGATCCGATCATACCCATGCCCGTGGTGTCTGGCGTCTACTTCCTCTTCCAGAACCGGACGCTGACCTACACCGGAAAGAGCCGAAACGTGTACGGCCGCATTGACGATCACCGGCGGAATGGCCGTCAGTTCGACTACGCATTGGTCGCCGCCTGTCCCGAACAGGATGCCGCGTGGATCGAGACGGCGATGATCAAATCGTTCTGTCCGCCGGAAAACCGCTCTCAGAAGCCCGTGGAGCGTGTTCAACGGCATCGGCCTGCCCAGATGCTGTCGCTGCCCTCTAAGCCGCCCAGTGACGTTCTGCCGAGCGATCCGGAGATGGTCGTAAGCATGACCGTCGCTCGGGCCTACGCAAAACACTTCGATCTGTCCGGCCGGGTCGAAGGCGCCGTGAAGGATGGGGTTATCAGCAGCTTCAGAAATGGCCAGCGCGCCTATAGGATTCGCGTCGGTGATCTTAGGGACTGGTGCAAGGCGGAAGCCGCGGCCCGCAAAGCTGCCTGATGTTCTCGTTGCGTTCACGTTCAGGCGGAGTCATATGACCCGTCCGGTCGGTGGCGCGACGGAGGACATCATGGGTCAACCCCTATCAACCGAAGAACTGATGCGCCTGGACGCCGAACTGGCCGCCCGCGTCATGCCAAACCCGCCGCCACACCCCAGCCTACCGGCGATACCGGGGCCGGGATCGAATGTCGCCTATGTGTCGAAGGCGGAGAACGACCGCCTTGTGCGGCAGGCGATGGTGCTGGGCCTCGGTCGCTTCCAGGCGCGATGACGCATTATCGAGACGACACGACGCCTGACGACATCCGCCGCGGCGATCAGTGCGCTCTGGTCTGCCAGTGCGGCAGCCGCGTCATCCCTGCGTGGGCGAAGCTGCCGCAGGCGCAGCGCTTCACGCCGCTGCGAGACATGCGCGCCCAAATGGTCTGTAAGCGATGCGGCAACCGCCGTCCGACGATCGTCATATCTGGACATCAGGGGACGGGCGGGCAGTTGAAGGAGTTCTGGCGATGGCCGCCGGCGAACCGGACCTGACGCTGGAAGAGATCGACGCGCTGATCGAGGCGGCGCCGGAGTCCAGAATCCTGATCGTGGCGCACTGGACCTGGTTCATAGTCCAAGCGGCTGGTCGGCACCTGAAGACCCGCAACAACGGGGGCCTGAACTATCGAGGTCTGGATGTCTGGATCAGCGACCGGACGCGGCTTGGAACGTTGGTGGAAGCTGAATACCTCGCCGAAGCCTAGAAGGCCGCCGCTACAAGGAGCGACGGCCAACTGACTGGTGTCAATGATTACAGGCGCGGATGCGGCTTACGGACCGTCCAGAGACGCTTGGGCTTTGGAGCCTTTGCTGCGTCACGGAACTGCCGTCGCACATCATCGCGCGCTAAAAAGGACTGTCTCATCTGACAATCTCCCCTGCGCTAGTTGACATTCTGACCGGTCAGGAGAGAGTGGGCTTGCTGAAGGTCCATGATCTCCCCGGCCCAGCCGGCGACTTGGAAACGGCGGCCCTTCGCTCATGCGAGGGGCCGTTGCCGTTTATGGCTACATCATCTTCTCATTTTCGCGACCTGCGATTGCATCACCACACAGTTGTGCGGCGCTTCTCATGAGCGCGCAAGGCGAATTGAGACGAATTCGCCGCATTCATCCACAACGCCTCCTCACCAAACAGTAACCTCATCGGTTGGCGCGCCCCTAATAAAGCACGGCTTATTCGGATGGATGTATTTGCACCCGCTGGTCTTAAGGCAGAGAACGTAGTCGTCTGTGCGGAAACTGAGACGTGAGTAAAGCCCGCCACCTGGATGGCGGCGGGCTTGGATCACAGAGCAGATGCTCGATGCGGGGACTGGATGAGGCTTAGCCAGGTCGAGGTGGGCCGACTGCCGTCGGACATCGGAACGGCAACTCGGCCCCGCTCGAAACCGCCCAGCGGCAAATCCGCCCCACGGCCGCCCAGCCTCGATCGCCCCAGGCCTCGACCGCGTCATCGTGCGCCGTCAGCGCCGCATCGCTGTCCAGATCGGCTGGCGACAGCTGGGGCTTGGCTTCAACCCGCAGGTCGGCACTGGACGGGAAGATCGGCGTCACGTGTTCCCTGCTGGCGCAGGATGATGCAGCCACGGCGAACGCGGCGATCAGAAGGGCGGGTGTCAGGCAGCGTGGCGGTCGCATTGGCGCGTTCCTCTTTGCGGTCGTTGATGATTGTGGTGTCGTTCAGGCGCTCTTCGGCCGCCGTTTCCTTGGCGGCGCCGTCGATGATCAGGACGCGGGTATTCGCCTCGACGCGCTTGACCTCGGACCGGGACGCGCACGTATTCAGGACCACGACGACCGAGACGATCAGGACGCCCAGGACGAAGGCGACGGCGAACAGAGGCGACACGCCCCAGGACGCCAAGCGGCGGGTCAGGGCGCTCACAGACCGACGACCTTCTTGGCGGCCGTGGTTGCTGCGATCCGCGCGCTCAGGCCATTGACGCCGCCGTTGACCTTCAGCGTCACGCCTTTCACGTCATCTCGCAGCGCCGAAGCGATGCAGCCGTGCTTGACGAAGAAGTCGGCCGACGCCGTAGCGCTGGCGACAGGATCGGTGCGCAGCTGATCAGGCGTGAAGCCCGAGGCTTCGATATTCTCGCGGCCGGTGATCTGTTTGTCGCCAGATCCCCGGAACCTCCAGCCGTCGCCGGGCTGGGTGTTGCCAAGGTTCTTACGGCCCCACTCGCCGCCATAGACGATGTTGGCGATGGCGTTCTGATGCGCACGGCGAACGGTCGTTCTCTTGCCCGCCACCACCTTGTCTATGCGGCCGAACTTCTCCGCGTCCGCCTTGCTGATGCGATGGCGGCCGAAGGTGTCCAGCAAACCCTGAACCGAATAGTCCAGGCTCTCTGCGCGCGTCGTAAAGCCTTTGCTCTCGACGAACATCTGACCCAGCCAATGCGCCAGGACGAGGCCGGTGAAGCCCTTCGCGGACGACGCCGTCTCCAGCGCCTCGCGCGTGCCCTCCGTCGCCCGAGGCGCAAACGTGCGGAACCTGTCAGCCGGTATCAGGCCCATGGTAAGTCTCCAGATTGTGAGGGTTGCGCGCTTTGGGTGCGCGCTATAGCGTAAAGGTTGAGCCAGGTGCTCGCTCTAGCGGGGAGCTATCGGCCGGAGGTTCCGCAGATGCCCCGGCCAATCCATTGGGGGATGGATGATCGATCCGAAAATCGTCGCGCCGATCCGGCCCGCTTTGCTTGCGTGGCTCACAGGCCTAGTCTTGGCGGGCCTGCCTCGGATCAGGTGACAGCGAGGATCACAGTCAGCTAAGCCAAGCTGTCGCGGCTCATGCCCGAACTGCGTCAGGCGGCCCGGCGGAGCGAGGACATCATCGGCTGGGCCGCAAAGCCATTGGGGACATGGAATGGATGAAGGGACGCTGGAACGGCGCGCCATGGGCGCGGAACAGTTGATGACGGCAAAGATCACCGAGTTCGCGGCCCACCTGACGGCAGGAGATCGATCTGCCGCGGAGAGTGCCCGAACCGAGGCCATCGCGGCGCTGGAGGTGCACTTAGATCTGACGGATCAACTGATCACGCAGACCTTCGCCTGAACCAGCTAAATGCCGTGGGGCCGCTATCGGCGCCGATGCCTATGACCGCTATCGACCCGTTGCGGACATTACTCTGCGAAAGCTCCGATTGACCCGTTGCCTACCTAACCTCGGAAGAAGTCAGCGGTGCATTGTGAAAATGACTCATATTCTCGAGAAAACTCAAATGCTCCGCCGTCATCTCCGTCGGCAACCATCGCCACTCTGCGGTCAGGTTTGCCAGATGCATTGGACACATTGATCTCAAAACAAATCTGTCCACCAAAACTGAAATCACGGCTTCCGAATTTCCAGTTTTGTCGTTTGATTACATCGACCGCCGCAGAAGCATAATGGCTGGCCAGCGCGTCGCTGATACGTTGTTCTGTTTGTTTATGCGCCCAAGCGTCGAGTGCTAGGAAGAGGATCACCAGAGCGGTCACCACCATCAAAACGGTGATCGCAACGCCTTTTACTAAGACGCGGACTACCTGCCATAAGCTCGATGTCTGAGGAACTACCATGGCAGCCTAATAGCACACCGGCCCTAACGTCCGCTTTCCACCCCTAGGTGAAGTTCCGAACGTCGGTTCACGGCATGGATCCGTCTTCGGTCAGTATGAGTTCGCATGACGACCCGCAGCCGCCCCAAAATAGCGGCTCTCCGGCTCGGGTTGCGATGTCTCGTTTAAGCGCTGTCGCCAAATGGTTGGGGCCCAGCGTTGCAGACGGTGAATCTCTGTGCGACACGCCGACTAGCGCGTAGGATCTTGCCATGCAGATATTCCGACCCATCCTGGCTGGCGCGACGATTCTCGATCGCATCGTCGCCTGCGGTGGATCCATAATCGGGATCGCGGCGACCGGGCTCGCCACGCAATGGATACTGGGATCGGACAGCCCGGCGCACTTGTTGATGATCGCGTCGATGGGAGCCTCCGCTGTTCTCGTCTTCGCCGTTCCGGCAAGCCCTCTTGCACAGCCCTGGCCTGTTCTGGGCGGCAATGTCGTTTCGGCGGCCATCGGCGTCACGATCGCTCACTTGATCGATGACCCCATGCTCGGAGGAGGGCTCGCCGTTGGAGTGGCCATCGCGATGATGTCGCTTCTTCGTTGCCTGCATCCACCGGGCGGTGGAACGGCTCTGATCCCGGTGCTCGCCGGCATTGGCGCCCCAGCTTCGAGCTGGTTGTTTCCTCTTTTGCCGGTCGCGCTCAACGCTGCGCTTTTGCTCGGTGTCGCCTGGCTATTTCACCGCTTCTCGGGGCATCGCTATCCGAGAGTCGTCCAGGCCGCGACAGCGCCCTCGTTCTCGATCAACGACGACGATATCACCCACGCACTCTCTCAGCTGCACGAGCCGCTGGACGTGAACGCGGGCGACCTCCGTATCATTGCAACACTGGCGGCGGAGCACGCGCGAAGTCGCGGGTAAGATGTCGGCTGTCCACCCATCGCAGACATTCGCCGAGCCCGCGTGTGACGAACTCGGTTCGTCAGGCGATTAGGCCGTTGAACCAGATCGTCAGCGCGGCGGCAGCGATCATCACCAGCGCGAAACAGATGACGGTGACGCGCAACCCGTGATGCGGCTGATCTGACACCGGCCGATCCAGCAGACCTGCCGGCGGCAGCTTCATCGCAGCCTCGGCCGCCCAGTCCTCGCGCCGGATCAGGGTGAACAGGCGGATCGCCATCACGCTCCACGGCGGCGGGCTGCGGTCGCGCTGCACGAAGTCCAGAACGATCATCGAGAAAGCGAGGGAACACAGGGCGCCCAGCGGCAGCAGGGGCGACATATGCTCGACGCTGACCAGTCGGCCTGGAAAGACTGTGGTCGCCCCCCTGACCATCAGGAAGATAGCGATCAGGAAAACGACCAGACGCAGAAACCAGTTGCCCGAGATCCGCGTGTGATAGGTTGGCCCCAGTAGTCGGAATACGACCGTCATCACTCCACCTGCCGACAGGAACAGCATTCCCGTCAGAACGACCCATGCGTGATGCGTCATGACGACGCCTCCTTGCTTTCCACGGCGGCCCGCAGGCCAGCCTTGATGATGCGCCCCACCAGATTGAAGAAGCCGCGCGGATCGTTGGCGGCCATCCAGCCGATCGCCAGCGCTACGACGCGGAAGTCCAGCACCTTGACCAGGGCGACGATCGACGGCGTCGCCGCCTCGGCCGCCACCGGCCCGGCAAAAACGCCGATGCCCAGCGACAACCAGGCCCGCACTCGCGCCTCGCGCGTCGCGCCCTTCGACCCATAGGCCGGGATCATGCCGAGGCCGCCAGCAATCAGGCCGCCGCAGAGGCCCCAGAACAAGGGCAGTTCACGCGGGTCAATCATCCGCCCCTCCAAATACTCAGGCCGTGTGGAACAGCCGGCGGGCGGCTTAAGGGAACCGCGCGGGTCCGTGAGGCGCTTCCACCTCATGGACATGAACGCAGCGCTCTTGGTGGTGATGATCGCAGGTGTGATCCTGGCGGCGTCACCCGCTGGGATCATGAACGCGCTTCATGGAAGGCCGCGCCACGACATCGACGAACGGGACTGACCATAGGGGTCACTGCGCGCTTGGCGCGATGGCCATCGCTAGGGGTCATTCTGAGCGAAGTTTGGCCGGCTGAAGTTAGCGACCCTTGTTCGCCCGGCTCGTCCTCCGTACAGCAGCAACGCCGCTTTTGGCTGGAGCCGACGTGGTCGGCCGGGGAACCCTCAAATGATCAATCGCTTCGTCGGGGCTGCATGCCTCGCGGTCAGCCTGCTCGCCTCCGGCGTCAAAGGCGCCGTGATCTCTTCAGGCATAAGGCGATACTCCACGCCGGGATTACTGGGGACCGACGCGGGGTCGGTCAGGCCTAATCGATGGCGCTGATTGGCCGGCTGCACACCGGAGCGGGGTGCGCCATTGAATGCGTCACGCCGCTGATCACACAGGTGTCGGCCGTGGTGTCGAAGAGGTCTCCACCGGCTCCGTTTGTCGCACCGAGCAAGGCGTTAGCGTAGTCGAGCGCGTACCGGAATACTGGGTTCGCCCCCAAGCTGCGGTTCAGCGTCATTGTAAACGGCGTCCGAACCCAACCGGGGACGTCGTCAGCCGCGATAGGCATTCCGACCGCCATGGCCGACAACGTCAAGGTTCCCGTGGCATCGACCACTTTAATGCCATGATCAGTCGTCGCGCCGCAGAGTGTGGTGTTGATCTCGATTGGCTTGGGCGCCAGCAGCCATGCGGTCAGCTGCGTTCCGACCGCGACGATCCCCTCCCACCAAACCCGATCTGGGACCCGACCGGCTTCGAGCTGAGCTTCCGCACGGCCGTAATAGTGGCCCTTCAAGGCCTGTGAGACGGCCGTCAGGTGGGTGTTGTCACCGTTCTCGTCTATCAGCCGATAGCCAGGCAGAACCAAGTGGCAGTCCGGACGGCCGCCGTCGGCCGGCAGGGCGCAGTGATCCATGATGGCCAGCGAAGGACCCGCCCCCGTCTTGATCTGATAGGGGCTGGTCGTGAACAGCCAGTGAGGGCGCGCCGTTTGCACCCCGTCCGTGACAAGGTCGGCCGCGAAACCGTCGATCAGCGCATCGATGGCTGCCGAATACGTCGCCTTGGCGATGTTGTTGGCCTGATCGGTCTCGCCATGATCAAATTCGACCGCTGACACGCAGTAGGCCACGCCGTCCGCAGCCGCCAGCGCCTTGGCCCGCTGAGCATGATAGCGAAGGTTCGCATACCATGCGCCGCCGTAGCCAATGGTCGATATTCCCGTCCCCCCTTTGCCGGCTGACGAACGGAAGAAGGTGGGCGTCACGCCGGTGCGGGCCAAGCGACGCGTCGCCTCAAGAGCTGCAGTCCAATGTTTGGTCTGACCGCAGTTCCCCCCACCATCCGGGTTGGTGACGCTCTCGACGAGAAACTTCTTGGCGCCGTCGTCTGGCAGGTTTCCGTCAGACAGCCCGGGCTTTGTCATGCACACGCCGACATTGAATGTCAGGTGCCTGACCGATGCCACGCCGTTGATGACGGAAGCGCCGCGAGCGATATCGTTTGATTGGCCATAGCCCAGAACGTGGCGCCTTGCTGCTGTCGCCATGGCGTAGCCGTCCGTCAGAGCGAACACACCTCCGGTGCTCGAAAAGCTGCCGACCACGTCCTCTAGTTCGCTGAGCCGCGCCGGGATATCTCTGAACTCGCTGACGACGGTGCGGACGTAAATCTCAAGACGGACGCCCGTACTGACCGCGCTATCTGTAAAGCTGGTCGCGTTCCCGGTCGTCGATGGTGTGAAGTACCCGCCATTGTCCGAGGCGGACCCCGACACGGCGACCGCCGTCCCAGCGTAATATCCAAGATGTTCGCCCGGTTCGAAATATAGGCCGCTCAGCGACGCCGCCGGGATGATGTTGAGTCCGGCCGGCAGAGCCAAGGTGACGCTTCGTTCCTCGGTCAACACATCGCCATTACGCGACCATGCGCCCACTCGCAGGTTTCCAGCCGCCAACATGAAGACGCCGACCTCAAGCGCCGCCGTCGGACCATTAAAGCTGTCGCCGAATACGAAGGGGCGATCAGCGCCAGTCGAGCCAGTCACGGGCGTACCTGCACGGCCCATCCTCACCTCGGACGGTTCCGCGAGCGCCAGCAGCGCCTTTGACGCGGCCGCCTGGGTCGCAGAGACCGCGCCCTCAATACCCGCCACACGAACCTCGGTGACTGTGACAGCTTCCCAGTCGATGCCGATCTCGATGCGGTTCGCGGTGACCGGCGACCCGACCGCAACGGAATTCACGTCGCCGGCCGCACTGTAGTAGCCCGGATGATCCGTCGCGGCGCCCGCCGTTACGGCGATCCGGGCAGAAGTGCTTTGGCCGTATATGCCTACATATTGGCCGGCGAGCGCAGTGATCGCGGGAAACTGTCCAGACGTCAGCACATTCAGGCCGGACGCGATCGGCACGACAGTGTCGGATACCTCGCTGATCGTCGACCCCGAACGTGCGCCGACTAGAAGGCGGATAGAGCCCGCCGGGCCCGGATTGAAGACGCGGATGGTCCTAACGCGGCTGGCCCGCGTGATCGGCTGCGCCAGGTAATAGGTGTTGGCGCCGAGGTTTGACCCGGTGATCGGTGTGGCCGCCCGACCGATCGTCTGCGTCGAGCGCAGAGCGTCCAAGTCCGTCGTCGTCGCGGCGGCCGCCACGGCCTGATCCTTCGCTGCGATCACGGTCGCCGCAGAGTCCACCACTCCTTGAGCCGCCGTCGCTTTAGCATTGGCATTGGCCGCCGCCGCTTCGGCCGCCACCTGGGCCGCGCTGGCAAGTGCAGCGGCGGCCTCCGCCGTCCCGACGGCTGCCACGATGTCCGGCCCACCTTCGGCCACGACAGCGGGGCTCGGGACAAGGTAGGTGTTGCCGACGCTGTCGGTCAGGGGATACCGGCCATCCCCCTCAGGGCCGCCGTCCACCGCGCCAGCGTACCATTCGATGGCCTGGCGCAGAAAGTCGTTCAGCGCGACGTTCGTGTTCGCCGAGCGGCCGGCGGCGACGGCAACGCCAGCTCCACCCTGAGCCCACCGGTCCAGCAGCGCGGCCAGCGCTGCCTGGTCGGGCGCAGACAGGTCCAGAAGCGCGCCGAACTGGGCGGCGAACTCGGGATTGGTCAGAGGAAGCGCAGCCACGGATCAGGCGTCCGTCTTGGCGGAGGCGGCCACGATGCGGCGGACGCCTTCGAACATGCGCGGGATGGCCACGATGCTCTGACGCAACCGATCCCCGACGAGATCGTCACCGGCCTCGGCGATGACGGCCAGTGCGGCGACCACGGCCGGGTCATCGACCGCCTTGCCGATCTTCACCAGCAGCGGAGCGTTGTGCGCAGCCTCGGCCGCATCCTGTTTGGCGCGCGCCTCTTCGAGAGCCGAGCGTGTGTGCTTGCTCGTCATCGAACAATCTCCTTCGATTGAGGTAGGTGGGTGGGTCGCCTAGACGGCGATCAGAGGGCCGAGCTCACGCTCTCGCCGAGACCGCGAAGTTCAGGCTCGAAAGGCAGAGGCGGGCCGGGCTTGCGTTCCAGACGGCCGTCCGCCACGAACAGGCGGCCATCATCCAGGGACAGTTGATCGCCCCCGGTCATCAGGGTTTGACCCGGCTTCAGATAGACCTGCGCCGCCTCGGACGATGCGACATCCAGGCTCATCACGATCACGCCGGTTGCGATGTCCACGATGCGGAAAATCATGAGTTGGTCCTCAACTCCATCGCCGACATAAAGCGCTGTCGCACGGCTTGCACGGTCATATCCGTCGCCGATGTCCAGACATCGACATAGTAGCGGTAGGTTCCCGCCGACGGCCGATCCAGCACGTCGATCGGCCACTTGGCGACGATATTGTCCGCCGTGTTTCCGGGCGCATCAACCGAGCCGTAGTCGATCTGCAGGTCGCCGACGCCTGACGCCGTCTGCCGGCGCAACTCCACGAACAAGGTGTAGGAACTGGCGGGTTCGTGTCGGGTGTCGATCAGTCCATTGAAGCGGATGTTCAGCTGCTTACCAGTCGTCGCCACCACGACTTCAGCAACGGTCGTTCGCGTCGTGCCGTTCAGCGAGATCGAGGCTGCAGCATAGGTCGCCGTCAAAGGCGTGACGACATCGCGTTGGATAGCCTCGCCCCGGACGACCAGGTCGCCGATCACGCTGGCGTTCTGAATGACGACGTTCTGGAGTCGCAGGATGTTATCGACGCCGTAAGCGATGACGAAGATCGGATCGCCGCCATCAGGATCGACGAAGGCCAGCTCGTCGAACAGCAGCTTGAGGGCGCCGGTCTCGCCGTTGTTCCCTGCCTGGACGCCAACTGCATAGCCGTCCACGTCCAGCACCAGGCCGAACATCGCCTCCAGGCCGTTCTCAAGGTCGCCCGTGATCGAAAGCAGGGTCGTGATCGAGGCCTGCTGACCGTCGAAATCCAGCGACAGGGCGTTGATCAGGCTGGCCAGCGCTTCGTCTTCGTCGATCCGCAGATTGCGTTCCGTAACGATGGCGCCTGCGTTTTCTCCAACCTCAATCGCAAGCAGCTCACGCGCTATGATCTCGGCTGACAAATCATCGACCAGCAACTGGGTTTCGGCCAGATAGTCGGCGCGGTTGTCCGCCACGACGCCCGCGAGAAGCTCGCGGGCCGTGATCTCGGCCGACAGATCGCCGGCGACCAGAGAAATCTCGCTCAACGCCGTGGCAAGGGCCGTGTCCGTCTCGGCCTCCATGCGGACCAGGGCGCTCACCAGCGTTTCCGTCGGCGACACCATCACCGTATCCGCGCGCAACAGCCAGCCTTCGCCGTCCAATGTCCGAGCGCCGATCAGGCTGATGTCCTCGACGATGGCGGTTTGCCCGTCATACAGCTCAGTCGTGCGTCGCTCGGCATAGGTGCCCAGCTTCTCGCCGTTGATCCAAGACAGTTCGTTCTGCCAGCGGTTCAGTTGCTCGTGACCGAGGGCGAGCGAAAGCATGCCCTCGGACAGCTGCTCCTGCATGTCGGCCAAGGCCTGGGCCGCATTAGCGACGGCGCCCAAACCGATCTCGCGGATCTGGCTGATCCCGGTGGCGATCTCGGCCGCCGTCTCGCCGCCGACCTTGATGACGTCGCCTGCGATCAGATCAGGCGCGACATACGGCCCATAGACGTAGCGGTCGCTGAAGTTGGAGTTCCGCTGGTACCTTACGGCGATGAAGTAGGTCGCCCCAGATTGCAGCCCCACGATGGGGATGCTGGTCACATCGGGCGGCCCGGCATAGGCCTGCGTCCAGGGGCCGTCCGCGGTCGATCCCCACTCCACGATCACCGCCGTCGCCGTTGCGTTGGACACCAGGCCCGTCAGGTCGAAACCGGGCTGCTGGGTGCCGCCGCCGGAGGGCGGGCGGGGTGTAATGACCCAATCGCCGGGAAGGGGCGGGGTGACGAAGGTCGGATCGGTCGGCGTCAGGACCGGGAACACCGGAAGGGTCGTGGTCTTGCCGAGCGCCAGCGGGTGTTTGCTGTCCGTCTCCGACCGGAAGCCCAGGCGGACCTGTGCCGTCTTCGGGTCATAGGACCGGCTGAGGACGATGCACTTCACCCCGTCCATCAGGAAACCGGGCTCGTCGATGTCGAAGGTGTCGCCGCGCTTCAGGTGGCGCATATGCGCCTTGAGCGGGATCGTGCCGGAGAACGGCTCGCGAGCGTCGAGGATGTCATACGCCGCCAGTTCGGCCGCCTGCTTCAGGCTGGACACAAACCGATAGTCGATCTGGTCGCCGTGCTTGCCGCCGTCGTCCGTCACATATTGCGGGAACGACACGGGATTGGCCGGGGTCATCACCCATCCGGCCGCTTCGCTCATGAAGCGGGGCGTGATGGTGTTCAGGCGATTGAACAGGCTGGGCGCCGTGTCGAGTTCGATGTCGCCGGCCGTGTCGCGGGCGGTGATCGTGGCGACGGAGGCGCGCGGCGCGCCCCGGCTGACGCAACTGATCTTGCCTGCGTGACGCGCGCGGACGGCGCCGGCCGCCTGAAGCAGTTGGTCGAGAACGGCCGAGGCGTCCTCGGACGTGTCGGGCCAGGCCGAGAGCGTCCAGCCGTTGGCGTCTGCGATGTTGGCGACCTCGACGAAGGCGGGAACGTCGATGCCATCGATCGACGCGCCGATGCCGCCGACGACCTGACCGTTCTCGACCAGGCCAAGCGCCCAGTTCAGCGCGCCGATGCCGCCATCGTTGATCCAGCGATAGGTCGAACGAACGCCGAGGCGGCAGGGTCCGGCCCCGCCCGGATAGGTCGAGTCATAACGCGGGTCATAGCCGAAGATGCCCTCGGCATCATGGACGGGGTCAGGGATGCCGGCCGGGTAAGCCGTGCCCTTGGAGTTCTCCCCCAGCACCTGGAGATAACAGGCCTTGCCGGACAGTCGGGCAGCCGCCGACCACTCAAAGGTCGCGCCGCCCGACTTAAGTCCTGTCGGGACGGCGAGCGCGGTGTCGGGCTGGTTGCCGGCCCGGCGCACCATCCACATCTCGCCCTCCCACTGGGAGGTGACGGCGATGCCGTTGGCGCCGAAGGTGACGGCCTGTTTGTCGCCCGCAAAGCCGTTGACGCCCCGGATCGGCCCCGCACCCGAGATGATGCCAACGATGCCCTGATACATATTGTCTGGGCCGAACTCGTCGCGCTGGACGATCTTGCCGGCGACGCCCATGCGGCCCATCAGGAAGGGGATCGGCTGGTCGGGGTTGGACGTCCATTCGTCCGGCGCGGCCGAACCTTGGCTCTTGGGCTTGTCCAGCATCCCGCCGACGGCGACGAGACCGGAGCTGATCGTGTTCAGGGTGCCGACCGAGACCCCGAAGAGGGTAGTGCTGCCCGCCAGCGCCGGCATAGCCAGGGCGCCGACGCCAGTGGCGATCAGCGCCGCGCCGCCGATGATGACGCCGACGGTCTTCAGGGCCTTACCCATTGATGACCCTCCAGGCGCAGTAGCCCAGCCCGTCGCGGGCGAACTCGGTGACGTTCGTCAGGATTTCGGCGTCGGGGCTGGCCTCGGTGTAGCCCAGCAGCGTCCGGCCGCCGTCGTCCTTCATGCAGACGGCCAGCGCGCCCAGCTTGTGCGTTGTCGGTAGGGCGACGATGTCCGCCGTCCGCGCCATGGCCGGCGCGATGCGGGCAAGCCCCAGACTGTCCAATGCCTCGATCAGATTGGCGAAGCCCAGCGCCTTCAGGGTCTTCAGCCCGTCAGCTTCGGACTTCCAACGCAGCCCCTTCGCCCAAGGGACGGAAACGCCCATCTGACGCAGATCATGCAGACCCAGCAGAGGGCAGTCGCGCGTGCCGGGCTTGTAGGGCTTGTGGTGGAACCGCTTGCGGCAGGCTTCCGCCGCGCGGCGGCGGCGCTCTCTGGGGTCGATCATCAGTAGGCGGCCTGATAGTTACCGCCGCCACCGCCCCCGCCGCTGACATAACCGCCGCCGCCCGTGCCGGCCGGAGCGTTCGCGCGCCAATAGACCTTGCGGCCCAGGCCGGTGACATAGGCAAGACCCAGTTCGCCGGGCCAGACGGATTGATGGAAGGGGTTGGACAGGCGCCGGTCTTCGTTCGGCTCGTTCAGCAGCGCCTCTTCGGTGCCGCACTCCAGCACCACTTCCCAGCTTTCGCCGATCACGACGCGCGGGAAATCGACCAGGCCACGGAACAGCAGGTCCGGTTCGCCGATCAGCGTCCCGGTGTCGCCGTCCAGCGTGGCGTCCCAGACCTGAACCAAGGTGCGCTGATACTTGCGGTCGGCAGCCTTCGCCAACCCGGCCTGGTCAGGCGGGATGATCGTCAGCGTCGAGCGCGTCGTCTGGCTGTCGATGCCGTCCTCAAACGTCGGCAGCTCCCCCAGCACGCCCATGACCGGGTCGCGTGCAAGGAACACCTCATTGCCCCACGGGACGAACCCACCTGTCGAAAGCCGCAGCGTGAAGTCCGGCGTCGTCCACTTGAACAGCTGCACGACCCACGAGACGGGCTGCTTGCGGGCGGCGATCGAGGCAGCGTCCATTACTCGCGCTCCTCAAGGGTGAACCGCAGGCGGACCATCCGGTCAGTCGCCACTTCGAGTGAGGCCGGATCCACGGTCGCGAACCCCTCGGCGCGCGGCTGAGCGACATCCACGATGGCGTTGTTCGCCGGCGGCAGGCGCAGCAGCGTCAGCAGCGGCAGGGCGACCCGGCCGTCCGAACCGACGGTGATGGCCGTGCGGACCTTGTAGGCGAACAGCTGACCCGAAACCGGGAAGCTGATCCACTGGCCTTTGCGGAAGGCATACCCTGCCGTCAGCCCTTTCAGGTTCAGCGTGCGGCCGATCTGGTTGGCGCCATCGACCTGGGGGGCGCCCGGCAATCCGACGTCGAGGCCGGGCTGGAGAATGTTCATGATGACCGTGTCGGATTCCGACAGCAGATCATCCCACTCCAGGCTGTCCACATAGGACATCGGCGGCATGACGTTATCCCAGGCCCAGCGGGTGCCGGGACGCATGTAGCGGTTCACCGGGCCTTGCGAGGCGGGGCGCTGCTCGTTGCGCGAGCTGATGGGCCGGGGCGTCATACTCGACGGCCCCGGATAGGTCGGAAGGACGAGAGCGGCCATCAGCGCCGGCGCCGTCCGACAGCATGTTGCTGTTGCTTCGCGGTCTGGCTTTGCGCCAAGGCCGGAACGTCCTTCACGGCGCGACCGTAGGCCCGGTCTTCACTCGTCCTACCGATCTGGTTCATCTGATCGATGATGTCCTGAGTGGTCACGGCGCCTCGCAGATCGAAATAGTTTCCGCCGCCGCCGCCCCCGCCGCGCGCCAGCTTTCCGACCTCGCGCTTCGGGATGACGTCGGTTCCGGGCGCCAGGTTCGCCAGCACCTCACCGCCGTGGACGTAGGCCAGCCCGCCGCCGAAGTTGCTGACGCCTGTCGAGAAGCCGGGAATGCCCTTGCTGAAGAAGCTGGAAATCGCACTGCCGATGCCCGACAGGTTGATGCCGCCGCCCCCGCCCGGATTGCCCTTTCCGAGAGCGTCGAACAGCATCCGCCCAAGGTTCTTCAGGCCATCGCGGAAGCTGTCGCCGACCGCCGCCGAGAGGACACCCTTCCAGTCGCCGCGGAGGGCGCTGTCGATGCCGTATTCGAAGGCGTCCGCGAAGGACTCGCGGCTGTCGTGGATCTTCTGCTGGATGCCGCGCATCGTCTCGTTCAGCGCGTCGGCGCTGGCGTCGCTGAGGGGTTTGATGTCCATCCCCGGGCCGACCGACAAACCTCTCGCGTCCCAACCGGCATTTTCCCGTGCAAGAAAGGTTCTGGCTACGTCAGCCGCAGGCCCGCCGGCAGCGATCTGCTCTTGGAGCGTCGCGATTTTCTCTTGGTGATCGAGCCAAGCGCGCTCTTCATCCGTCATGAGGCTCTGCATCACGCCTTGGACGCGACGATGCAGATCTTCGAAAAACTGGGCCGTCTGAGCTGTTGCACGCTGCGTCGGATCGACCATCACGTCCTGAAGTCGCGCCATCCACTGGCCGACCTCAATGACCATGTCGGGCACATAGGAGTGACCAACAACGGCGTCGTACAGCTTGAAGAAAGCGTCAGAGACGAACTTCACTTTGCGGATCACGCCCTCAAGCACATCGAACAGCTTGCCGCTCAGCCAGTTGGTTACGCCCTGGACCATCTTGCGCACGTGCTCGGTGATGCCGGGGAACAGCGACTCCACGATCCGTGCGATGCTCCGCAACACCTCCATGACCAGAGAGCCGGCCGCGTTCCAGGCGCCGGACCAATCACCCTTCAACAGCGCGCCAATGACGCGGAGGGCTTGGCCTACGATGGAGAACACCGACGTGACCGTCGCTGCGACGGCCCGAAGCGCGGTCAGCAGGATCGGACCGAACCCGCCGATCAGCGCCTTGGACACCTCGGTCGCCACAGGCATCAGAGCGGTGAAAGCGTCCTGAACCGCCTTCATCAGCGGCGGAATCATGGGGCCCAGCCCTTCCATGAAGGCCTGACCGATCTTCTGGAGCCACGGCGCGATGTCAGCTGCGGCCTTCTGCATGGCCGCCAGTGCGGGCGCGACACTGCCTTGTGCAGATTGAGCGAACTGCATGACCTTCGGGATCATGGCGGTGAACCATTCGACCACCCCCGAATCCATCAGGGCATTGATCGCCAGCCCACTGAATGAGGCCTTCAGCTGATCGATCGCCTGCTGGAATGCCCGCGCCTTTTCGACTTGTGCCTCGGGGATCAGTCCGCCGCTCGCGACGAATTGCTCCTTCATTTTGGCGATCTCGTCGCTTCCCAAGCTCAGGAGCCGCACGAACTGCTCGCCGCCCGTGCCGCCGAAAATCTCATCGGCGACCCGGATCTGCGCGGCTGTGTCCAGCTTCTGCATCCGTGCAAGGATGTCATCGAACATGGCCGAGGGGTCTTTCAGCGCCTCCTTGAGCTGCGCTCCGCTCAGACCGATGCGCTGGAATGCCTCGGCGGCCGATCCAGCGCCCGTCGTGGCGAACTCATCGGCGCGAAGCTGCATCTCCTTCATGCCGTCCGTCAGCGCCTCGATGCTGACGTTCGCCTGCTTGGCCACATACTGCCACGTCTGGAAGGACTCGAACGACAGGCCGGCTGTCTTGGCTTCGGCCGAAAGCTCGACCAGATCCTTCGTGATCGTATTCAGGGCCGAACCCACGCCCGCGATCGCGCCGCCTGCGATGGTGGCCATGCCAGCAAAAGCGACACCAATCCCGACGACTGCCTTGCCGATGTTGGCGCCGACCGCCTTCATGCGGTCGCTGGCCTTCTTCATCTCCTTTTGCGCGCCGGACAGGCCATCTTTGAACGCGGCCGCATCAAGCCCGAGATCAACCCGGAGGGCGCCGACAGTTGCTGTCGCCATGGAGCCTCCTTGCGCGAAGTGACCGCGCGGTTCTTACTGAGGGGATGAAAATCGCGATTTTGGCGGCTTTGACCGCGCTGGGGCAGTCCGCATCGGTGCCTGCTCCGGCCACCACAGTACCTACCGAAGCGCAGTTTGTTCGCGCTCGCGCGCTGCTTGACCGGCAGTTGCTGGATTATCCCAGCACAAGATTTAAGGATGTGACGGCCGATGCGGGCCGCATTTGCGGACTGTTCAACAGCCGCAACCGCATGTCCGCATACGTAGGCTGGCAACGCTTCGGCGTTCTGGGCGGCGGGCAGACTGAGAGCATTCTGGTACTCGGTGGAAATCCAGCCGCTGATGCCGACCTTCGCGACGTCTGTGGCGTCGCGCCGGTGTCGCCAGACTACTCTGACCGCGTCACCTTCAAGCGCTGATCCTTCCGCGCTGACCAATCGGCCTTCGACATCTTGAATAGCCTGCGGAGGCCCGCCTCGATCTGATCGGGCGTCTGTTTGCGCACGACCCGCTTGATACCGAGCAAGTCCTTCAAGCTGGGGAAACGCTTCATCTTCGGCAGGGCCGCGATGTGCCAGGCCAGCCAGGCGCGCCCCTGCTGATCCTGTTCCTTGACCCGGATGCGGGCGCGGATGGAGATGTCGAAGAGGCGCGGCGTTTGACGCCAGTAGGCGTCAGGATCGAAGCCGGCCTCCACCCACAGGCCCAGGCTCCGATCCCACGACCACGCCTCTACTTTGCCGGGGGGCGGGTCTTTCCTCCCTTGGGCGCCTCGGCGGGGAACGACGCCTTGAACGCGCTGGCCACCAGTTCAGCCGCCGCTGCGATGCCGACGATCTGGATCAGGTCGCCAGCCTCGCGTTCTTCGATGCCGGGGTGATGCTTGGCCAAGGCAGAGCGGAACACGCTGCGCACCGCGCGCGGGCTGGACAGTTCGACGCCGCCCGACATGATGCCGGGGAAGTCGCCCTCCAGATCGCACAGGGCGTTGAAGTCGAGGACCATCGTGTAGGTCTGGCCCTCGGCTTCGAACTCGACCTCGCCGCGAACAGGGTTGGCCATCAGGCAGGCTCGGTGAAGGTGACAGGACCGGTGACCTGAATGGTCGCCGACATGCCGACCTTGTCGTCGATGGCGATGTCGTCGATCGGCTGTTCGGTGACCAGGCCATCGAACTTGATCGTCGAGCCATCCGACAGGGTGATGCGGAAGGTCGCCGGATCGTCGTCGTCGAACATACCCTCCAGCACCTGATATCCTTCGGGCGTGAAGTTGAACGTCAGCGTGGACTCGCCGCCCGTGCGGAGCGACGAGATGAACTCGCGATAGCCGCCCGGCGACTGCATGTGCGTCGCGTCGATGGTTTCGCGCGACTTCTGCGGCGGCGTCGCCGACAGAAGCTCGCCGATCTGGGCATAGGTCGAGGGCGCGGTGACGAGGTATTCGGCAAGCAGGCCGAAGCCTTTCACAGCCTTGGTAGCAGCCATGGCGGGTCTCCTTAGCGATGGCGGGTGACCGGCCGGGGCCGGGAAGAGTTACGCCGCGCGGGCGTGGTGAACCGACAGGTCCAGAGAGACGCGGTAGAGCGCGCCGCCCGTCTCGTCGAAAGTGTCCTGCCGTTGATCGGCGATCAGGATGGCGTCAAACCGGACATCGCCCTGAACGAAGCGCCGGGCCGAGGTCACGGCTTCCAGCATCGCGGCGATGGTCTGTGCTTCCGCCAGCGAAGCCGACCAGCAGTCCGCCTGGATGCGGCTTTCGACGAGGCCGGACGCCGCCGTGGCGTGATAGTCGGGTACACCGTCGATGCGATGCAGAACGATGGCGGGCAGGGGCTTGCCTTGCTCGCGACGGCCCCAGGTCAGGCGGTTGTTGATCGCGGTCATGAGCGCCGTCTGAGACAGCAGGTAAGCGGTCAGGGCGGCTTCCATCATCCCCCCGCTTTCGCCAGTCGAGCCGTCTTTCGGGCCGCGCGCTGCGCCGCCTTCTCGATCTCGGCCCACAACTCGCGGCCTATGACCGACGGCAAGTCGTGCTTGTGAGCGTCCCACGCTGGGCGCATGAACGGGTGCGGCGACTGATCGTCGGTGCCGAACTCTTCGGTGATGGCCTGAGCGAGGCCGCCCGGCCCAACGTGCATTTCGACCGGCGCCGTTTTCTTGTGCTTGGCCTTTTGCCGGCGCGTCAGCTTTGTGCTGATGCCGCCGCTTTCACGCAGGGCGCCGGTATCAACGCGGGCTTTGGCGCGCCAGTCGCGGTCGATCGGCGCGGCGGCCGTCTTCAAGGCCCGACGTCCGACGTTCTTCGCTGTCGCCCGCCGTCCGATCTCCACCAAGGCGCGGTCGATCTCCTTTAGTCCCTCGACCCTGACCGACCGGCTATTCGCCATCGTCGTCGCGCCCGACCACGGTGATCTCCAGCGCCACACGCCGGCCGACTTCCTTCACGCGGGTGATCGCATAGGGACGGCCGGCAAAGATCAGGCGATCATTCGGCGACACGTCCGCGACCTGGCTGGAATAGCGGATGGTGAACCGCGCGCCGATCTCTGAGGCGCGCTCGCCCGCGCGAAACTTCTCGCCGTCGCTGACCGGCTCGTACTTCGCCCAGACCGTCGCATGATCGCCCCAGGTCTCGACGGGATTGTTCAATCCGTCCCGAGTGACCGTCGCGCGCTGAAGCGTAATCCTGCGGTCGAGTTCGCCAGCCTTTATCATGCGATGGCCGGATCGCGGTCCCGGTGAACGAGCGCCTTGACCGTTTCGGAAAGAATTCCGCCCTCAAGCTGGCCTTCGCGATCCATATAAAGCCGCCCTATGACCAGCAAAATCGCTGCTTTGATCCGAGGCGGCGCCGTCTCCGGTGTCCAGGTGTGGTCGGGCCTTTTCAGGTAATCGACCACGATGTCAGAGGCCTGTTCCGTCATGGCCTGAACATCGAAATCGTCATCTGGTGCGTCGATGCGCAGGCGATCGCGCACGTCACCGATGGTCACAAGGGCGACCATCAGATTTTCACCGTGGCTTTTGGCTGCGTGACCGGCCCGGCGAAGTCCTTGCCGTCGCGCCCGCGCTTGACCGCAAGTCTCCAGCCCTTGCCCATGTCAGGCTTATCGCTTGTGTCGTCCTGGGCGATCCAGAAGGACCCGGCCCAGGTGACGCCGTCACCTTTGAGATAGGATTTGCCTTCGCCCCACACGCCCACGTCGCGGACATAAGGCACAAATAGCTCATGGCTGTAGGAATTCTCTCCGGCGTCCCAGCGCAGGACGAGGGTCTTGTCCTCGGGCCGCCAATCAGTGTCGAAGTCCGTCAGCGAGAAGCCAGCCTCTCCGCGTTCGCCGTTGATGCCGTCGCGACCAACGACCGGCCCCAGGCTCCGCACCTCGCCATTGGTCAGGGTGACGTTCAGCGCGCCGTCGCGGTCAATCATGGCTCCGGCCAGACCGACACCATCGGCCCCGTCGCGGCCATCCGCGCCATCTGCACCCTTTTCGCCGTCCTTGCCGTCTGCGCCATCAGCCCCGTCCTTGCCAGCCGGGGGCGGGTTTGCAGTTAGGTACCTCTCGACAGCAGCAGCGATCTGGACTTCCGAGACAGGATCGGCGTCACGGCCATCAGCGCCATCTTTGCCGTCTGCACCATCTGCCCCGTCCTTGCCGTCTGCACCGCGTTCGGGCTGGCGCTTCTCCAACTCGGCAATGCGCGCGATCAGAGGAGCCGTCGCCTGCTCGACGTGCGATTTCACAATGGGCGCAAGCGCCGTTGCAATGGCCTTGGTGTCAAGCATTCAAGGCCTCCCGAAAATCCCTCTCCAAGAGCGCGATGGTGGCGCGCGCCTGGTCTTCATCATCGTTCGCAGGTTCCAGCGTCACGGCTGTCGAGTCTGACGCCGGACTGAACGGATCTGCTTGGGCGTCACGCCGCGCCAGCGCCGCCAGCGAATAGTTCTGCTGCTGGAGATAGACAGCGTCGCCGCCTTCTACCGGTTTAAGGCCCAGCTTCTTTCGACCCTCGTCCGGCTTCATCAGCCCGCCGGTCGTCGCCTTGGTCAGAGCTTCGATCTGCGTCGCGGTATCCATGCGCAGCAGGTCGTCTATGTCGAACTCAGTGCCATAGGGCGCCTTCAGCTCTAGGCCTTCATCGAGGCAAAGTTCGACGCTCTCGATGTGGATTTGAAGACAGTCCGAATAGTACTGCTGGTTCAGCGCTTCGACGTTGTTATAGGCGGGCGCCGGTCCGACACCCGCCTTGTAAGCGGGTACGCCGAACACCGAGCAGACCGTTTCCGCCGACCACTTCAGTTGCTCGACAAGCTGCGAATCCACCATCTTGGCGGTCATCGGCTCGTAATGCAGGCCGTCGCCCAGAACGGCGACCTTGCCCCGGTTCTTGCCGGTGTAATTGGCGTCCCAATGTTCCTTGAGGCGCTTCGCCGTCTCATCGGCAATGGCCCCTGGCGCGGTGAGCACGCCGCCTGGCTGCGCGCCATTGTGGAAGAAGCCGGCCGACATGTTCTGTATAGCCTGGCCCTGCGTCGCCGCGAGGCCGTTAGCAAATATGGGTGACAACCCGACCAGCGGATGGAACAACGTGTTCCAGCGGTCGTGAATGATCTCTTTGGCGGGAACCACTACGGAGTTCTCACCGAGGCCGGCGAGCGTGTCCTGGCGTAGATCGTAATAGACTGCTCCGTCGTCAGCTACGAGCGGCTTCACCCGGTTCGGATCGAGCACATAAAGACGGATGACCACGCCTCGATTGTCCCGTTCCTTGAGGACATAGGTGTTTCCGCGCGTCAGTTTGGATTCCATCCAGTTGGTGAAGAACTGGATCCGGTTCTGAAAGCGATTGGGTTTGCGCAGGACCGGCGAGTAGGAGGGGCTGGTCGTCTCCGACCAAATGCCGTCAGCATCGACCTCAACTAGGCGAATGCGCATCTTCGCGACGTCAGAGGCGATCAGTGAGACGCAACGGAACACTGCCGAATGAGACAAGACTGAGTCGAGCTTGACCTCGACGTTCTGCTGCCATGCGCCGGTGAACGATTCACGGATCAGGGAATGCCATCCGCGCCGGTCATCAGCCGGAGCCATGGCCTTTTCTCGCGATAGGCGCAGGCCAAGGATGCGCAACGGCTCAGCCCTCAGCTTCCGCGATCTTGGCGCGAAGGGTGTCTGCGTCCCAGCCATTGAACGGGCGCTTGCCGAGCTTCGACTTGTAGGCATCTCGCAGGGCAGGAAGATCGTCGTCTGCGATCGCGTCGGAAGAGACGTATCGGGCTTTTCCGATTGCCACGAGAATGCGCGCGTCGCGGCGAGAGGCCGTGAAGGTGTCTTCAGCCTGCAAGCGCCGGGTGGCGTACGTCATTGTTTTGGTCGCGATCAGATCGGCCATCGGATCCTCCTCAGAAGAGAGTAGGGGCCGGCAAGAACCGGCCCCTTTCGTAGAGGCGCGCTGTTAGGCGGCGTTGCCGTAGTTGGCGCTGTCGATGTACTGGACGGCGCCGGCGCGGCGCTTGGCCCAGTTGATGTACCGCTCGGCACGGATGCCGATCAGGTTCATCTGCCAGAGCGAAACCATGACGGTCGTCGCCGATGCCGGCGAGTCAGGTGCCGAGTCCATTTGCAGCGAGGCTTCGCTGGACACATCCAGCATCGTCTCGCCATCATCAGCCAGCAGGATTTCGTTGGCCTTGGCCAGGATGATCCGCGAGCCTTCGCTGCCGCTGGTGGCGTTCAGCGGGACGTTCTCCGACAGCACGACCGGCAGGCCCATGAAGGTGCCGCCGCTGGCGCCGTTGATCTGGATGCCGGGGAATTCCGGCTGACCCAGCGGGTTCAGCAGCAGGGCGAAGCCAAGCGCCTGGACCTCAGTCATGATCCACACCGCGCCCGACAGCGACAGGTTGGCGGTCAGGAACTTGGACATCAGGGCCTTAGCGTCGGCGCGGGCGGCTTCTGCGTCGGTGCCGCTCGCGGCCACGGGCGTGACGCCGTTGGTGATCGAGGCGGGCGAGACGTTCGCGACAGCTGCCTTGGCCGGATCGACGAACTGGCTGTCGAGGAACTGCGCCGTCTGGGCCACCAGATCGTCGCGGACGATCTGCTCGGCCGACGGCGAGGAAGCTCGGGCCAGCTCATCGGTAATGACCACGATGCCGGCCGTCTTGGCGCGGCCCAGGCTGATCTGATCGAACGAAAGGGCGCTGACGGGCTTGGGCTTGTTTTCGCCGACCCAGCCCACCGACGACCCGCCGGTCTGGCGAGGAATCTTGATCTCGAACGGAACACGACGCAGGCCGGGGATGCGGCCGATGATAGTCGCGGGTCGCAAAAGTTCGGCGAACTCCGAGGTCATGTTGGTGTACTCGACCAGCGGCTTCGCCCAAGTCGTGTCCGTGGTCGTGCCGGCCGAGACGGCGGCCTTCAGCACCGACTCGACCTCAGGCGTGGAGTCCGACCAGGTCTTGGCGATCTCGGCGGCCTGCATCAGGTTGCCCTTGGAGCGGGCCAAGGCGATCGCATAGCGGGTGAAGGCGGTGCCCTTCGGCAGATTGGCGGCCTTGACCTCGACGCGAGCAGGAACGCGAGCTTCGGAGCCCGACTTGGTGTCGGTCACAGCATCGATCGGCTTGGCGGTCGCGGCGTTGGCCTTTTCCAGGGCGTTCAGACGCTTCAGGTGAGCGTCGATAGACCTCACCTCGGAGTCGAGGCCGTCGTATTCTTCGGTCGCGGCCGCATCGAGCGTTTCGCCCTTGTCGGCGGCGGCCTGCATGATTTCGGTCATGCGCGCCGCCTTCGTGGTGCGTGCATCGGTGTAGGCGGTGATCTGTTCCGCCACGGTACGGTTCGCCATGGGAATGCTCCTTGTTTGGCGTTCGGTGAGGGCCGGGATGACCTTCACAGGCTTGCCCGGAGCGCCGGGCGAGGGCGGGACCACCAAAGCGGCCCCCGACAGGTCGAGATCTCCAGACGACTGGCCTGACGCGGCCCTCTGGATGGTGTCGATCGACTTGATGCTCGTGATCGTGCAGTCGGCGTTTGCCGGAACCGTCACGAGGGAAAGTTCAAGGATTTCGGTCTTGAGGAAGCGGACGCCGCCGCCTTCCATCAAAGCGTATTCAATGGCGCGAAAGCCGATGCTGACGGCGCGCACGATGCGGAGCTTGACCGATTGCCAGGCCTCGTCGAGGCGATCTTTCAACGCGCCCGGCTCATCGCTCTTAGCCAGGGTCATCGTGAACGGGATGCCCTGGGCGGTTGGCTTGCCAAAACGGACATGTCCAACAGGCTGGTCGTGTATGTGTTGCCAAAGAGCCGGCACTTCGCTGGCAAACTCGGCACCCAAAGGCTCAACCACGTCGCCCATCCGGTCGGGCGTCGGCGTGGTCGCAATGCCGGTGATGACGCGGTCGCCATCGCTTACCGACTTGATGTCGATGGTGGAATAGGCACGGTTCATGCCGGCCTCCGTGGTCAGTTGTGGGGGCTTCGCCTCATGCGAAGAACATTTGGAACTTGGGCTCTTCGGTTTGCTCGTCTGGACCCATGGCCACGCCAACCGCCATCGCCAGACTGACCATGCCATCGATGCGGCCGGTCGATTTGGACTTGTCCATCTTCCGATTGCCCGCCGCGTCCTGAACGATGATCGCGTTCGCCGCGCACATGGTCAGGACAGGGTGGCCGCCGTGGCGGAACCGGTGATGCAGAAATTCGATCTCGGCCCGGTCGATCGCCGGCGCCATGCTAACGAAACCCTGACCGAACTCTTCGAAGGGTAGTGTGACGTCCAGCCGATCCAACTCGGCTTGCAGCGTCTTCATCCGGTGCCGGTCAAAGCCGATCTTGCGGACGTCCATACCCTCGGTGATCTCGGCGATGTCCTTCGCGACGAAGTCGTACTCGACGGCCGGGCCAGGCGTGGCCTTCATGAAGCCGTCGCGGACCCAGGCGTCATACGGTGTCCGGTCCTTCTTCGACCGCTCGACCAATGTCGCTTCAGGCGTCCAGAAGACCGGCAGGACGTGCCAGACGCCTGCTTGCTGAGCGATCAGCACCAGGGCTGTCAGGTCCGTGGTCAGCGATAAGTCCAAGCCGCCATAGACCGGGTTGCGCCGGAAGACCTCCAGATCAACAGGGCCGGCGCACGCCTTCCAAATCGACGGACTGACGAACGGCGTGTGTCGCGTGACCCGCTGGTTCAGATACAGGTTGCGGAAGCTGTTCTCGACCGAAGGCATCCGCGCCGCCTCGGCCGCCTTGTTCTGGATCTCGGTCAGCGAGCGGAACGTGCCAAGCGCAGGGTTCGCAGCACGCCATGCCTCCGGGTCCGTCAGCTCCGCTTCTTCATCGGCCGAATATACATGGCACACGACCGTCGGGTCACCGGATCGCTTTGCGTCGTCGATCCTGATCGACAGCATGTCCGCATCGTTCGGCGCCTGGGTCGAGATGACCAGCTGAAGCGCATCGTCATAGGCGCCCTGCGCCGTTTCGATGGCCTCAATGAACGCGTCGAACTCGCCGCGCACCTGGCCCATCTCGTCGTGAATCGCCAGGACGGGCGAAAGACCGTGCGCGGTGCCGGCCTCGGCGGCGAGCGCCTGATATTCCGTGTTCATGGTCAGACCGTGCAGGGTCTTCCCCGAGGGCACGATCCGAATGATGGGCCGCAGCTTGTCTGAGAGCTGCACCATCTTGGCGGCGAGGTTGAAGACAACGGCCGCCTGCTTGCGGCTTCGCGCGCCCGAGACGATCTGGCTGTTCAGCCGGGCCTCAGGGCCCACCAGGTGCGCCAGCATAATCCCGGCGATCAGCGCCGACTTTCCGTTCTTCCGTGCGATTGACAGGATGCCCAGTCGCGTGCCGGCCGGGTTATCATAGACCTCGCGGATGAACTTCTTCTGGAAGTCGTCCAGCAACATCGGCTTGCCGACCAGCTTGCCTTCCGGTGTCGGACACATCCGCTCGATGAAGGCGATGACCCTCTCGCCGCGCGTCACTGAAAGACCGTGGGCCTCGCCAGCAGATCTTCATCCTCCAGCGGATTGGCGGCCTCGATCGCCTTCGCGGCCTTCCGGCGCCCGGCCACATCGCGAGCCTCGCCGGCCGCGCGGCCGTGGATGTTCAGAGACTGCCGCGCCGCCTTGATTTGGGCGTGCAGCCCGTGAACGACCGAGACGCGCGGGTTCGCGTAGGCGGTGCCCTTGTCGTTGTGAAGCACCTCGCCTTCAGCGCGCAGCGTCCTGCGGTTGCTCACCAGCTGGGCCATCGCGTTGGCGAGGTCCGAGGCGCACGAAAGGTCGTGACCCGTCCACTCGGCCTTTGCACGGGCTTCTACGATGTCGTCCCAGAAGGGCAGGGCATCGTCGTCGAGCGGCGAGTGTGCCGGGGGTTCAATCACCCTGGCGGCTTTGATCATGACCGCCACAGCCTCAGCGGCGCTGTCTATGCGGGCCTTACGAGGCTTGCGAGCCATGCCGCCTCCACGCGCGCGAGAAAACTGGATTAGCGTTCGTTTTGTGGGACCCCGCCGGTCTTGAAGGCGATGACCCTGAACTTTTGGACGCCCCCCCCCTCTGGGTGAGCGTGCGTTGAGCTGTCCGCTTAATCCCGGATGTTGCGGCTATCGTTCCGCTCATCCGAAGGAGAGTCACATGACCGAACTAGCCCTAGTCTTGATCGCCGTCTTCCTGGCCAGCGTTGGTCTGGCTGTCCTCATAAGTCAGGTGAGGCGCCTTTAGCGGTTCCAGTGATGGTTTGGGTCGAGCGGCATGCCAGCGTCATCGCATCCGATGATGTGGCCTCTACGCTCTTCCCTCTGCTTGGTGCTGTCGTGGTGGGTCTTGCAAAGGGACTGCTTGGCGCCTGTGAAGAAGGTCTCGGGGTCGTCCTTGTCTCTGGGATCGACGTGGTCGCAGACCGTAGCTGCCGTCACCCTTGGTAGGCACATGGCACAGAGCGGATGCTCGGTCAGTTGCCGATCGCGCTCCTGAAGCCAGCGCCTGGTCCGGTAGAGCCGGCGATAGGCGGCAGCCTCTGCGCTGCGGCGATCCGGTCGCGCCATCGGCGCCTCCGTGCTGGCAGTTCCCGCTATCCGATGTCCTGCCAGCCTTGCGCCGTAGCTCGATGCTTGGAGAACTTTGGACACAGGAAACTTACGCGAGAGAGAGGTCCGCCTATTGGCTATCCGCTCCTCCGGGTGGCGCTTGTCGGGACGCATCCGCGACAACCTATTAGAACGGCATATGCCTTCACGCCATCGACCGCGCCACGCTAAAAGCGTGACATTGCACCTCTTGTGTCATGGTTCGCGGAATGACGCAACACCTAGTGGTCAAGCCGCTCTATCCAAGGTCTCCTCATCCTCCTCCCCGTCGAGGGCGCCAGACAACACCAGATCCATACGTCCCTGATGGTCCGTCTTGAGAAGCTTCTCCAGCGCAGTCAGGCCGAAGCCTACGGATCGGTTCATCGAACCCACAAGGGGCTTTGGTGGAAGGTAGCGATGCGACGATGTCTGGTCGAACTCGCCGGCGCATTGGCGGGCCATGAGCTGATAGACGATGGCCGCGAGGCGCGCCTGGCTGAGGCGCGTCTCCACGATCTTGGTCAGGCCATCAATGCTGTAGAGCTGGTCGTAGTCGTTCCAAGGTCCTAGTCCCACAAACAGGTATCCGGGGAACAAGGGACGCTCGACCTCTTCGGCCGGACCCTTCTTCACTTGCCGCCTGATCCGCTCCATCGGGCAGTAGACTGTGAAGCGTTCCTCTCTGAGGGTGATGGCCGCGCGACGGCCGCCCTGGGTGACTTGGGCGATGTGCCAGATCATGGTCATGCGGCTTGGTCCTGGTGCAGGGGTTTGGGTTTGATCGTGCCTTGGCGCTCCAGCAGGGCACGAGCCTCGGCGCTCATGCCGGTCTCATCGACGCGGGCGCACGGTGCAGGTCGCACCTTGCGGTTCCGGGTGCGCTCCAGAACGTCTTTGCCCCCCATGCGCTTGGCGAAGTCCGCCATGAGGGCCTGAACCTTCTCGGCCGGCAGTCGATCGGCGTCAGACAGCCGTTGTTCCGGCTGGTGGTCAGCTGCCTGCTTGGCGCGATAGGCCGCCTGACGCAGCACCTCGGCGTGGGGGCGGGCCAAGTCGCGGATCTCGGCGGGCTTGGGAAAGAACCGGCCGGTGCGCTGATACTCGCTGACTGCGCGGTCGAGGGCCATCCGGGGCAGATCGCCGAGGGCGTCGGTATAGACCCGCCAGAACGCCGGGCTCTCGGCCTCCGCGCCCTTGCCGAACACGATCACCAGCGGGGCAAGCGCGCCGATCACCACCTGGGCGCCGGCCGCTTCGCAGAGGATTTCAAGCTGCCGCTGGCAGGAAGCGGCCTCCGCTTTCAGGGCTGGGAACTGGGCGATTTCGTGAAGGTTCTCCTTCGGCCCGGTCGCAAGCAGCTGCCATAGCTCGGGCGACGGCTGAAAGGTGGTCGTGTTGGGCGGCATGACGGTCAGGGCGGACATTTCGGGGCTTTCGGTGCTTGGCTTCGCGTCGGAACCAGTTTCGGAAGGTGGCGGACCAGTCGGATCGGGGGGTGCCGAATTCGGTGTCCCTGATCGTCGCCAGCTCCCGCTCAATCTCGCCCGAGGTGAACCCGAGGCTTTCGGCGACCTGAACATCTGCTGGGCTCGGCGCCCATGACGACGGACATCGCCGCGTCGCTCTCGCCTTCGCGCGCTGTCCCGAAGAAGCGTTAGCTTCTGAGGGTTGGGGGTTATTTACGGTTTCCCCGCAGATGCTGCGGGGGTTAGCGTCGTTTCCTGCGGGGCGCAGATGCTGCGGGGGTGCAGATGCTGCGGGGGTAACCGTCCAGATAACGCCCTTTCCGGGCACATCGCGGCGCGACAAATGCCCGGCGTCAACGAGGCGCTTGAGCGCACCCTGCACAGCCCGCTCCGACAGGCTGCACTTGGTCAGCAGGTCGAGCCGCTGATCGCCTTCCTTGCGGTGCTTCACGGCGATCCAAGTCACGCCGTCATCGTTCGCAGCGTCCGCCAACGCCAGCAGCACCATCTTGTCGGACGGCGCCATGTCCAACTTCCAGACGGCGGTCATGATCGCGATGCTCATGCTCGCCCCCCGATAAGAGCTACGCCCCATTCCTCGGGAGTCCTGTCCTTCTTCCGAAGGTTGCAGGTCGGGCAAGCGGTAACGAGATTTCCCTCATCGCTTGATCCGCCGCGCGACAACGGGTGGATGTGGTCGCAGTGCGGGTCAACGCAGACCTTCCCGCAGTATCTGCACTCATAGTTGTCGCGCTCGAAAACACGCACGCGCCTGGCTTGCCAATCTCTCGGCAATAATGCCTGTCTAGCGTTAGGTAGAGGCGCTGAAGGAGGGGAGGCGGGCGCCTCGATCTTTTCGACTGTAGCGACGATTAGATCAATTGAAGCGCCGGCCTCGGCCATTGCACGGATTAGGGCAGAAATCTTCATGCAGCCCTCGCAAACAGGGCGCCGGTGTCCGCGTTCAGTTTGGCCTCGCGGGCGGCCATGAGCGCATCCAACTCAGCCGATACAAGGGCGATCGAATGATCGAGGCTCTCGATCTCGTTCGTGGAGAAGTGACCAACGGCGTCCATGGCGATCTTCTGCAGATCGGGCTGTTTGGCCATCTCCTCTTCGGCGCGACGATCGGCATGAAGGATGCTGGTGTGGTCTCGACCGCCCATCAGTCGCCCAATGGCCGGATAGCTCATGTGCTGGCAGCATTGCCGGATCGCCCAGACCGCGATGAAGCGATAATAGGTGAAGGGCCTACGGCGGCAGGGTCCGGTCAGGTCTGTGACCTTCACCCCGGCAGCGTTGGCGACATAGGCTAGGACGTCTCGGGCGTAGATCATGCCGCCCTCGCAACCGGGCTGATCCAGACGTGCGCTACGGCGCCCTTTGCCGGCGTCCGCTCTGACCACCACATTTCCAGGCGGTTCATGAAACGGTCGTCGGCGATCAGGCCCTGATCCTTCAGCAGGTCAGAGATCGCCTTTTCCAGATTGCCGAGGTCACGGGCGCGGCGATCCGGCCGCTCCAGGCAGATGCGCAGCGTGTAGGGGCCATCGATGTGACCGGCCGGCACCATGGGGCCAGCAGCCGCCCGCCAGGCCTTGTAGGCCTTCGACGGGAAGCGCCGCGCCTTGCCAGGGAACAGGTTGTTCGCCGATGGCGGATACGGGAG